GCCGCTATTCGCTTTGACTCCGCGACACATTCGTCTGAACATCGCAGCTTTCCATTGACAGACATGAACGACTTTTTGCAGATGTCGCACTGCTTCTCGACTGGGTTTTGCTCGCGACGAAGCATGAATTTTTTATCGACCATGACGAACCATCCCGTAGCAATTAACAACCGTTCCGAACGCAAACGCCGCCAACCAAATGAACTCTAACGCAATCATAAAATGGGCCTCCTTGCCCGTCCCGAGAAAACCTAGCCGCAGAGCGTGACGGCATAAGCTCGCATAGCTGTTGTAGGCTTGGCTCTACTCCGTTACCAGTACCGTTCCAAACTTACTCTTCTTGTCGCTTGACACTGCGACCCATGTTTCATCTTCCGGCCATCGACTCACCAGCACATCGGCTAACTCGCTAATCTCGCGCTCCGTTGCTGGTCGAACGCAAGCAGAGTTTTGCAGGCGGACTAGAACGCGCGATGGTTTGAGGTTGCGGAGGGGAGTGGTTAGCATGGTTATCCTCCAAATCCAAAAGGACCGTTTGAACCGAACAACGAGCTTGAACTTGCTGGCGGATTGACTTTCTTGCCAGCCTCAAAACCCTTGTCGTAGACTTGTTCTAGCAACGTCTTCAAGTTGTCCGCGTCCATCTCGACAGATGACTTTCCGTTCTCTAGCTTTGGCGACTTCTTGCAAAGCTGATTCCTGATTTCTTTGAATGTCATGCTTAGCTCCTAGCGAAAACTACTGAACACTTATTCCGTCGCTCGCTGCCAATGTAAATCTTCGTTACACTTGCATTGAGCATTTCGTTGACTCTCGCGCATACCGTCGAAAGCTTCATTCCAGTTCGCTGTGCAATCTCTTCTCGCGTTAGTCCATCGCTGCACTGCAATAGCGCTTGATAGATTCGCTCGTGGGAATCGCCGATGGTTACTTGGCGGTGTGAGTCTCGCTTGGCTGATGCTGAACGGGATAGGGATTCGGTGGGCGTGACGGTGGAAATGGGCGTGTCGGTGAGTCCGAGATCTAGTTGCATGGTGCGACCTCCTGAGATTGATTGCGACGTTCCATTTCTTGATTCATTGAACGATTAAACCTCCAATCTCGAAGCCTAGCGTTTAGCTTTACCTTACAGTCTTCGCAGCGAAACGCCTGCGATTGCTTAGTGCAGTCCGCACACTGTCCGCGTGCACGACGATTCCTGTAGTTATTGCCCATTGCAAGCCTCATCACCGAAAAGAGACATCTGCAAGTCGTCTTTGCAATCCTCTGTTGTCAGCGATGCAAGATTTCTAACAGCTTGCCGGTAATAACTTGGCTTTAGTTCGCATCCGATTCCCTTTCGGCCCATCTTCACCGGACCATAGACCTCAGACCCGACGCCCATAAACGGAGTAGCTACGACTTCGTTTTCGTTAGTCCACATCTGAACAGCTCGCTGAATAACATCGAGCTGCAGCGGGTGCTGATGTCGCTCGTCTTGCTCGTCCTTTGACTCTTCGTATGGAAGAACGTTGTCCAGCCGAATATCATCCCAAAAGCACGACGCATAGTTTCGCCAAACATACTGAGAATATCTGTTCTCTGTTTGCTTGCCATCGTATCCTCGATACCGCATTAGGTCATGCGGAATCTCTCGCGATCCGTAGTATTCCAGAAGTCCTTGCGGATGAGTGACTGGAATTGGATTAGTGCCATGCTTGCGAAACGTCAGCAGGTAGTCGGCGGCAGCTATGTTCGTTTGCGTCGAGTCCTCGCAAATCTGACGATGTGCAAGAGCCTTTGCCATTGTTCGCAGTCGCACCGCTAATGGCTCTTTCCAAATGCAAATTCTAGGCAGCATGTCGAAACCAAGCTTTTCATGTAGCTTGATTATCTTTCCTGGAAAGTCTGAGTATCCGCAAATGTTGCTGCCTTGCTTCGGAACATCCATGCAATGGACTGCGACTATTCGGCCTGGAATAAGAGCCCTTGCGATGTGTTCGCAAATGTACTCGTAGTGCTGAAAAAATTCGTCGTAAGTCCTTGCGTTAGACAGGTCGCGAACGGAAGACGAGTAGTTGTAAAGACAGCCGCCATTTTCAGTCGCAAATGGTGGCGAGTAGATGCAGTGGTGTATCGACTCGCTTGGTAGCTTTTCAAATACTTCCGCTGAGTCGCCGTTGTAAATTGCATAACGATCCGTGATTACCTGATCTATTACAGCCATGATGGAACTACCTCTCTCTCTGGGAAAAAATCCTGCGTCTGCAAGTGCATCGCATCTTTCATGTGAGCTACGATTGACTCAAAGAGAATTGCCGACTGTGCGGCTTTCCTCCTTAAATTTTCGAGGATACCTGCCTCGCCTTCGCCCACAATGATCGATACGTTTACTGGCTTTTTCTGCCCAAATCGATAGCATCGCCTAACAGCTTGGTAGTATTGCTCGTAGCTATGCGATGGAAAGCTAACCACATTGCAGCAGTGTTGCCAGTTAAGTCCCCATGCGCCTATCTTTGGCTTTGTAATCAAGTGCCGTAACTCGCCAGAGGAGAACGCTGTTAAATACTCTTCCTTTTGCTCGTCACTCATCGAGCCTTTGATCTGCTTCGCACCTGGAATCATTCTCTCCAACTGGTCGCCTTCATCGTTCAACTCGCACCAGCACACAGTCGGACCATCGTGGCCTAACGCTATGCCTGCCGCCTTCTCGCATCGCTCTACAATGCTATTTCGTCTTTCGGATCGTTCCTCATGCAACGACGCTCCGGGCATCGCAAATAGCATTCCATCCCTACACTCTGCCGTATCGACGACAAACTCTTTCTCGATAAGTGGCGGAAGATCGAAACCATCGTCGCAAAATCCTAAGTCTGATGGTTTTCTAAGCGACCTCGCCCACGAGCAAACCCAAGCCCAAAATGGCTCCTGAGCGTGTCCGCGAAAGCGATACTTAGTGCGACCCCATCCTAAATGGTCTTTGCCAGTCTCTTGCTTAAAAAAGGTTGTGATCATGTCTCGAAAGCCAAGCAATCCCAAAGCTTCTGAGGATGTGCCAAGCTCCCAAAAGTCATTAGGAGCAGCAGTTGCAGTACATAGCAAGCGATACTTAATCGAACGCATGAACTCAACGACCGTCGCTTTGCGTTCACTTTTAGCGTCTTTAATCCCGCTGCTTTCATCGCAGACAACAGCAGCGAACATAGATGGATCAAACTTATGAAGCTGCTCATAGTTCGCAATCCAAACGATTGGCGAGCCGTCACACTTGCCGTCTCTTGAACGTCGAGCCTCTATTCCAAACTTCTCTGCCTCGCCTATCATCTGAGCGCCGACAGCAATTGGAGTAAGCAGCAAGACAGGTTTGTTTTCTCGCTCGATGACCTGCTGCGACCACGCAAGCTCCATAGCAGTCTTGCCCATTCCGCAATCTGCGAACAATGCAGAACGACCTTTCATTAAGGACCACTCGACTAGATACCTTTGAAAGTCGAATAAAAACGATGGAAGCTCTCCGCACTTGAAACCAGCTTCGAACTTCCACTGGCTTTTGTCTTTGATAAAGTCGGCGTATTGCATCGCAACCCCTACGTTTTTGATTTCGTTTAAGACCTGCGTAACTCTACCAAATACTTCGGGCGATTCAATAGCAACTATGCACGTTTTTTACTATTTTTCAGAAAACTAGGATTTCCCCTGGAAAAGTAGCACAGTTTTTTGATTTTCGAGACATCGGATTGGACGAATATCCTTTGACTCGATGCTATCTTATCGTCAATCTTGCGTCCGATGTTGTGCTTTGCCGCGATCCTGGTCACGGTTGTTTTGTGAATACCAAGTTCAGTCGCGATGGCCGATGCTGTCTTCAATCTGTTTCTCCTTGAATAGTTGGTTGGCATCCGGTAAGATTGTAGCTAACTGCGTCGATCAAATCAAATAGGTATCGCAAAAATGGCTAACATCCCAAGCAAAACGTGTTCTTGCGGTCGTGAAATGGAATACTACGATGGCTACCATTGCCCATCGGAAGAATGCGAGACGAACATTGAATTTAAGTTCCCGCATCACAAATGCGGACTCCAGCTAGAGCACAACGAATGCCGCAACTACTACCAGACTGTCGCGCAGTATCTCAAAGAAATCGACGACAGGGAAATGAATGGACCAGATTGGAAAAGCGAACAGCACAAGCAACGTGCTATCGACACCAACGAAATCTGGACGCTACATTGGTATCCAGAGACTCCGATTAGCTTTTACCACATAGCCGCGCCAACGTTTCAGGAACTGCTTGAGTTTGCGAAGGAGTACGGCAATGGCTAACCAACTTTCCACCCGCGTCGAACTCTACCTGCACGCGGACCAGACGACTCACCAACTGCTCAGCGTATCGCCGAAGTGCTGCCGCTTAGCCGAGCCAGCGACAATCTCCGACCAGTGCGTCCGCATCGAGACTGTGATTGATGGCAAGTCTAGTTTCTACGACGCAGTTATCCAGAAGCAGGTCGGGCGGATGGTGTACTTCAATTTCCTTAGAAAGCTCAATCCACCCGCCACCTGAAAAACTAATTCCAGTGTAGACGCAGAAACGGCTTTTGTTTCTAGAAGCAATAGCCGCTTCCACCTTCGCCCTAGTCCTATCCTCCTGCAATCCCCAGCGCGTCACAGAGCTTGTGTAGCAGGTCTTTTGCTTGCTGTTCGTAGAGATCGTTAATGTGTGCCATGGTTAGTTACCTTTGCTCCGTTTTCTTCGGTCTATTAGCCGCTGGTCTTGCGCTCAACTTCTTAGCGACCTTTGCCGGTAGCTTGTCCTTTGCAGCGTCACCAATCCACGCGGAAAGAGTTTTGCCGTCCTCCTTGGCTTGGAGTTCAAATGCAGCCCACCAGTCGGAAGGTTGGGTTATATTGCGTCGTTCCATTTACGCTTCCTTATGTGATCCGCAATAGTTTTTCATGCTCGTACTGGAGAAAAAAGCATTACACTTCCCAAGTGGTCCAACTTTGGGAGGCGACCAGAATTTGCAATTTCCGCAACACTTCGATGCTACTACTCCGTTACACTGCTGGCACTTTGAAAAATACTCGCCGATTCCGTATTGCTCGACTACTCCAGTTCCATCACAGTTTTTACACTTTGCGACGGAACACTTGCAATCAAGATGCCATTTTTTGCAAACGCAACAGATGCCATCGTCACCACTCATCGACATAGCATTGCGGGCCTTTCGACCCACCCTCCGTTTGGTTGTTACTTTGCGTCGATCCATGCTTGTCGTCGCACTGCTTCAGCAACCGCTTGCCCAAGGTCACTAAAGAAAGCTTTGATTTCCTTTCCTGTGCTTAGCAGGAACTTGATTTCGTTGCTTCCGACAAATCGCTTTTCAATGACTTGGTAACGCTCTGTAACTTGGTGGCGTGTCAGGAAGTACTTGCCGTTTGCGTTTTCGTGTTGAGTCGTCATTTTTCGTTCCCCTTGTGGTTAGCTGTTGTTGCTTGCGATGGTCTAAGTATACACACAGTTATCGAGCATTGCAAGAACTGTCCACACACTTTCCGAAAAGATTTTCCGAAATAGCAGTTTTCTCAGGGAAACGCTACCCAAATAGACCCAACATCCGACACTTGACGCACCAATTGCTGGAGGCTACATTCGAGATTGACCGCAGAAAAACCTAGTAGCATGGGTCGCTGGTCAGTTAAGAACTCTCAGACTAAACTATCCTACATCCTGAACCTGGATGTCATTGGTGCTGCGGTCTGAGAAGTCACCACTGACTGTGCTAAACCAGGATTCAATATGAGCCCAGCGGTCGAAAGATTCGCTGGGCTTTTTCTTTTTGCGGTCTTGGTCACGGATGGGCGCGACGACCTCAACAGTCATGGCACCAAGCATCCCGACTGAAAGCGGTACTTGGGGGAACCTTGTCGAACCGCAAGCGATGGGTCAAGGCAGAGAGTCGCTGACAAGCGGGCGCTACCAACGCTCGAAAGTAGTCTGCTAGTTGCTTCCTGGTAGTGGAATGCAATCGCGTGCGTCGACGGATGGCTCCGGTGGCATTGACGATTGATGGCGCGGCTGACACACCATTAGCGCTCCAGCTTTTGGGATAGTCAGTCTGCGCGATTATCTCGGGATTTCCAGTAACATTAACCACTGTAGGTTTTAAGAAGATGCAATAGCGCAACTGCTGTAGATGGCGTTTTTTGGCGGCTAAAATGGAGTTAATTATCCAATGGAACAACGATGCGAAACTTGTCGATTTTGGCACGAACCTTTGCAGCATATCGACGACGACTACTTTACTGGACAGTGCAGAAGGTATCCGCCGATTGTCTACAGCATCGAAAACGAAATGCAGCAAGCGAGACCATTCATGCCTGAGTATGACTTTTGTGGAGAATGGCAGCAAACAGCTACTCCGAAAAACGACGAATACGAAAATATACTTTCTAAGGTTGCTGCTAAATTTGGCGACAAGCGTGAGCAGTTCGCAATGATTGTCAGCGAAAATCTAACTAAGCACCCAAAGGAAATTGGTGATCTTCTAAAGGAAGCTGGAGTGATAAAAAAGTCGACATACTGGAGAGATGTGAAGATTCTAAAAGATCTCGAATAATGAACGTTTGCTAACCCAGGGGCGATTAGGAAAGGATTGACGATGACGAACAGAATAAAACGCATTCCAGGCTTTGCAAATGGTGGTGCTTTTATGGCATACTGCGAATGCGTAGACGAGACCATCTATCTGGAATCAAAAAAGGCATTTGCAAACATTCTAATTAGCTATGGAATACCAAGGGATGGAGACGAAGTTTGCCTTTATGCGGGAGAAAATCAAGAGTTTGCGTGCGAGATGATTGTCAGCCATTCCGTATGGCACATTGAAGAGCAAGGTCGATTGATGCCTACGGTCTATCTTCGTCCGCGCGCCGGATGTACGGCAGATGCGTTTAGAAAGATTGGATGGCATGAAGCTTAATCCACTCCCGAATCTGTTGATTGATTGCCACATCCCAGCCATGCCCAATCGGATCTCTCTTAACGTGCCGCCCAACTCCCTGGAGATGTGTCACTGGATGGCTCGCTGACCAGATTTCCTCTGCGACTCGTGCCTGCCCAGGACGCTTAATTTTAGCCCCGCAATCGTTCCAAATCACCAGCACTGGAAAGCTTCCACCGACGCCTTCCGAATCGATTACAGGCGATTCGTAGACGACTGCAGCGCGTAACTCAACCAGCTCACTTAGCCTTGCGATTGCCGACCCTCCGCGACTGTAACCTATGACGATTGGCGGTTCGCTGAGTGATTGGACTAGGCTTGTTAGGCGTCCCATTGCTGCGTCAAATCTGAGCCACTTGCGCGCGTCAAAGAAGATGTCAACCAGTTCGGATAAGTCGCCCATGTCACGCTGGAGCATGGTGGGTGTGGCAAAGTCTCCGTGAAGGGCAATGATTGTCACTTTTGCTTGGCTTGCTTGTACGGAAATCTCGCATTCAGCCTGTCGATTTTCTTCTGACACGATGGACACGGATTTACCTTGCCGAGTGTCACGGTCTTGATTCCTCGCGCTATCGTGTCGCCTAGTCCTCTATCTGGCGCACCATCGCGATACTTCGCCTTTGAAATGTCGATGCCCTTAGACCTGGAATTGTGCGGTTGTTCCTGCTTCGTTGTCATCCGTGTAACTCCCTTCTGGTAAGTCGCAAACAAAGCTAGTATCGGCTGGCCACACTGCTGAGCTAACGTAAGCGGAACTTGCTAGCGGTGACGGGGCGATGGTGAATGTGTCGCTATAGTCTTCGGCAATGATTCCCCAATAGGACGCAGGGAATTGCGGACCAATCCAATCCCACTGGAACGTGTCGCCGTCATACGGTGTTAAGCATTCCAACGGCGTGTGGCTCGATACTGTAAAGAAGTCTGTGTTCTGGAAGTAGTTGTTAAGCGTACTGCCCATCTCGAAAACTCCATCAAGTTCCGTTAGGTAGTCGGTATAAAGCGCCGCCGCTTGTAGTGCAGTAGGCCAACTATTTGACCCTGTTATCGTTGACGTAACGTCTCCATCAATAAGAAGTCCAAGCACGCTAAGCTCCAGCGAACCAGGAACAGCTTCAACCACGCCTAGCACCGCTTTGACGTTGCAAGTAACTGTATGGTCAAAGGAGTACGTCCCAGAATAGACAACCGTTGGCGTGTCGGCAGGGTCAATCCAGCGGACATCACCATTGCACTGAAAATTGTAAGTGAGCGAGTACGTCCCAACGACAAGCAAACCACTCGACGAGCTTTGACAGGTAATCCAGCTGAACGTTCCGCCCAAGTCCGCTACCATCGTTAGCGTCGACTCGTAGTGTTTGCACCAAAAGCGAACGGGCGCAGGAGTCGACATAAAGCCAAACGGCATGCCCCCGTTCGCCGAGCAACTAATATCGAGCCCATCCCATGTTGGAAGCGTTACCGATGCCGCGTTGTAGTGGACTGAGCAATCTGGAATGTCGACGACGCAGCCGATTATCATTCCGTTTGTCTGTCTCGCGCGAACCGAAAATGAGCCCTTGGTAAACGGAATCGGCAAAGGCAAGCGAACTTGAGCTGTTGTTGTGTCGTTAAACCCTAGCCCGCTTGAGCCGAACGTCACGCCCGATGTGCATTGCGAGTCGGCAGTAATCAGAACATCGTCTGAGATTGCGCCATAGGTGTTTGTGAATAGAGTGTCGTCTATCCAAAGATGGGTTATCGTCTGCCCAGTATCGGCAATAGCTGCAGCGCGAACGATGATTGACGATTGGCAATAGATGAAGGTCGTCGTTGGCACCGGAGCGGTTTCGCCAGCCGGAATGCCAATGATGTACGCCTGCCCTTGAATCCCCATCGGGCAAGCACCTTCAACAGTTGTATCGACCTCAAACGCTGACCCAATCTGAACCCATGTGCAAGGCTCTGCTACGCCCTCGCAGTATTCGATTGAGTATTCAGCCACCTCATCGACTGGTGGCGTCATGGCGTAACTGTGGGCATTTGACGGACCAACAATTACCGTTCCGTCTTTCTTGATGCGGAACAGAAAATCTCGGTCGCAGCGGTCAGTTAAGTACCAGCCGATTGAGCAGGCATTAATCCAAACGAATGGCGTGCATGAACTGCCATCGATGCCGTTTCCGCAACAGTCTTCATCTGAGCATTGAGGCTGTAGAAAGTTCATTACTCTGCCTCGGTAACAACAAACTCGACTATTTTGGTAATAACGCACGCATTGTCGCTAGTCGCCGTTACAGTGACAAGCGTTGTGCCTGCCGTCGTTGGTGTGCCGCTGATTTCGTTGGTCACGCCGTCGAATGTTAGTCCATCGGGTAGATTCGTAACGTCGATGGTCGTACCGTCAATAGTCGACCCCGTTACCGTGTGGCTGTACGCTGTGCCGACTTCACCGGCAGGAATGGCGTCGACTGCTATGGTTCCGTCCGCTTGGCAACCGGAGATGCAGGGACCGTTGAGAAAAACGTTATTAGATGAGCGGATTCCAGCGTACCCAGCTTTCGCGTAGACCGGCGACGATAGGATTGATTGCCAGTTCCATAGCTTGAACGGAGTGTCGCCAGGGTTTTCGATGTCGCCGGTTGTTTGGTTGATTGTCGCTGGAAATGCGTAGACGTAGCCGCGACCTGATACATTGGCATCTTCGGCGAGAATGAAGTAGAGGACAGAACCGCCTTGGAACCTCGGCATTACCTTGAGAACGACCCGCTCGATGTAGCCGGGGTCTAAAAGTTGGCTTAGCTCAAGCTTCGACAATAGACGCTTGGCTTTATCCCAGCTCGATTCTTCAATCAGTACGCCAGCCACTTGCTAAGCCTCGAATCCGTAAACGTTGACTTTGCACGCTGCGGTATTGGCGATTAGGTAAAGCGTTGTTCCTG